ATATAATAAACTAATATTGGGTATTTGGGTAACTATTTCGTCTTGAATATATATAGGCGGCTGGTCTGGTCTAGAGACTGGCACCGACATATCATCACGAACACCCTTTACATAGTCCTGGGGTTGACGGTTTTCAAAGCACCCGTTTGCGGTGCAGACGTATAAACCGTCCCATTCCAATTTAAGTTGAGAAAACTTAAACTTGCTACCACAACGGTCACAAATCGCATTGTAATCGCCATTTCTTAAATAATCAGCGTGTCCCATGATACTTTCCTAGGTATTCGATGCAAGCAGCCAATACATCAGGGTTTTCCCTAGAATATCCTACCATACTGTTACAGGCAGAACAAATCATTCCACGAACCATACCAGTATTGTGATGATGGTCTACTACTAGCGGTTTATGTTCTTTGCATATTTCACAAGCACCATTTCGGTCTTCAACAAGCTCTAAAGCCTTTTCTTTACTAAGACCATATTTACGTACATAGTGCTTTATACGGTCTTTTAACAAGATTTCTTCTATATTTTTTTCACGCCATGCTTTAAATCTAGCATTCTCGCAAGACTTACAATATAGTTTTAAACCGTCTTTTTTCTTTTTTTCTTTTGAAAACTCGGACAATACCTTATCTATACCGCAAGAACGGCATACTTTAGTCAGCGTGTCCAGTGTAGCAAATTCCATGTTTTATAGTTGTTCAGATGGGTCGTAAACAGGAATGTCGCCTGTACAGGTATAAATATTACTTGCACTGGTATTTACAGTCATAATCAAGCGGTAGGTATTATCTGCCACACCGCCAACAACTCTTTGGGTAGCCTTTCCTAGACTTATAACAGGTGTCCCCGATAAAATAGCTGATGGTGCTGGGTCAGTGCCTTGTAGGGTAATTGCCGTACAAGTTGCTGTACTAATCGTCTCACCAGTCCCTAAAACAGGGTTAAAGTCAAAAGAGAATAATTCACTTTCGGTAGTGAGTTTGTATGAAAATTGGCTCATTTTGAGACCTTTTTATTAATCTGGTTTACTAAAGCAATGCGGACTTTGTTTAATTTTTGCAATCTGTCACGCACATTTATTTCAAAAGTGTACCTTACTACCGCCCCTAAACGAGGGAATACAGAGGTTATCAATGATGATATTGTAGCTGAAATTACCGACAAAACCTTCACTGTTTGCTTATTAACGCTACTTGCGGTGTTCGATACTACAGAAAACAATTTGTTCAATAAATGCACTAAAGAGGTATTTGTGGACGATGTAACAAAAAGTAGCTTGGATAATATGTTGTGTAGTCTTAATGATACTGTTTCAGTAACTGCATAACTTAGGGTTTTCCCTAATAACTTTACAATTGATATTGAAGAACTTGACAAATATGACAAAGTCTTGGGAATGGACTTTACAATACTTGCCAAAGAGCTAGAGACCACATTTATGGTTTTACCAATAGCCCGACCTATTGTTACTGTAGAAATGACTGTTTTGGACAACGCAACTAAATGAAGCCCTATTTCAGTCAGCATTACAATAATATGCTCACTGATAAGAGCAATAATTTTATTTATTGCTTTTTGTATATAAATGACACTTGTGCTAGTTACTGACAGTAATTTATTTGGCAGTTTGGTTAAAGTAATTACAGAGGTACTTAGATAGCTAAGTGACTTTGTAATAGACTTTATTATCTTTGAAGTGCTACTAGACAAATATGAAAGCGTCAAGTAATGAGCTACATACCTTGCAATTGAAGCTGTGCTTGTTGACAAGTAGGACAATGTCTTCAAAATTGATTTAACGAGGCTTACGGAGCTTGTTGATATAACTGATAGGGTCTTGCCTAACTGTTTAGTAATTGACGCAGCAGAGGTGCTTAAAACACTTAATGTGCGTAATAATGATTTGATGATGCTTGTAGTGGATACCGAATTATATGACAGGCTTATAAAGTGAGCTACTACAAGAATAATACTTACTGCTGATGTACTAGATACAGAAAATGCCCTCTGTAACTGCTTAATAATTGTGCTAGTGCTAGTAGATAAATATGTCAGTGCTTGTTGATATACCGTGCCGCCTGAACTACCAGCATAAGATGCAGATGAGAAGGATTGCTTCCCAAACATATTACAGAACTACCCAACGGCTTCCAGATGGTACTGTTACTGTTTGTCCTGACGCAACTGTAATTGGGCCTACAGCCATAGCATTATTACCACTTGGAATAGAATAACTAGTTGATACAGTTCCAGAATTTACAACTAGTCCGTTTGAAGCAACTACCTCTGGTGCTGTTAATGCTCCTGTACTTGAATTAAAAGTAAAACTAGAACTTGCGCCTAATGCACCACTATTGTTGTACTGTACTTGAGTGTTAGAACCAGCAGGTGTTGCGCTAACAGTTGACCAAATAGGAGCAGACGTTCCTTGGCTTGTTAATACTTGTCCTGATGTTCCTACCGCACTAAATGCCATTGCAGTGGAGGTTGAATAAGGTACGGCACCTGCAGTAGCTGTTAAGTTGGCATTTGTACCACCGTTTGCAAGGGCTACTTGACCTACAATATTGCCAGCTTGAACCGATAAAATGCTCTTATTAATGTAAATTGAGCCATTACTAGAATTTACATAAGCTACAGTACCAAGTTTAATTGCGTAGCCTGTTGGTGGAATAGTGTTTTGGTAATAACCAGCAGAATAAGGGGATAAATAAAGTGTATCGCCTACTGTATAACTGCCTGTATTAAGCCCTTGAATTAAACCAATAGTAGTTACATAACCAGCCGTTCCTGTAGGAATTGCTTGATTTGCAAGACCAATTACATTGGCAGTTGTTAAGCTATTAGCAATTGCTAAAGCTACGTTTGGATAGGTATAGCTGCTACTAGTTGATGTTACATAGACAGGCTGACCGATATTGATTGTAGAGCCTGTGTTGTTATAGACCTTTAATTGGATTTCTTCACCAATATGTAAGGTATTGTTTGTAACATCGTTGTAATACGCTAATGCTTTTTGCGTACTGTCATACCATACTCGACCTTCGGTATAAGTTGGTGCTGCAATAGCTGCAAAATCTTCGTAACTATTACCTGCAAATTGTGCTTTACCGCTAGCATCTAAGTTGACAGATTTGCCAGCAGGATAGTCGCAGAAAACGGTTACTGTCCCCGTAAAGGTCACTGCTGACCCAGAATTGCTTGAGGACAGTATCGTTGTTCTTGTTAAAGTCGGCCCTGTTGTAGAGTATGTGCCAATACCAACTTCCCAGTTTGTTCCGTCGTTTGCTGAGTAGTAAGTAGTGTTTCCATTACCTACTGCTGCAAAAGATTGATACCCTGTTGAAGTTGCAGACAAGGTAAAGCTAACTGTTGTGTTAGCCGTACCAGTCTGTTGTATTCGGTCATAGACTACGAGAGCCATGTTATTCCTTAACTAAATTGAACTTTGAAAGTAAACTGAATTGAATCGCCACTATTCAAAGGAACGCCTGTAAAGTCACCCTTTACAAACAAGTTACCTGAAGTAGAAGCATCAAACAAACCAGCGTTGGTAATAGTCTCAGTTGTTGCTGCAGTCTGAGTACCAACTACTTGGTAAGTGTCATTAGTTGTAGATGTTGTTACTTGTGAAGTTGTACCAGTTGTTCTTGGTGTTACTTCGGTGAATAAAGTTGTATCTGTTGCTGCGGTTGTACCTGCACCTGTACCCCAAGCCACATACTTAGGCTGAGTAGCTGCACCACCGTTAAGGTAGTTAGTAACAATCGCTTTACCAGTATTAACTAATAAAGTTGCCATGTTAATTCCTTTCTAGGAGCTTTTTGAGCTTCCAAATGAATCTTTTAATAGGGTTTTTATGCCAATAGTCTATAACGCCTAATTCTTCCTTAGTTCCGTCTGCACGGATTATGGTAGCAATTAATTCTATTTCTTTAGCGTTAACGTTAGCTATTTGCATATTAATCTTTGATAAGTTCTAAAACAATAGTAAATGATGTCAATGCTGATGTTGACGCACCACCAAAAGTAGTTAATGTAATTTTACCATTAGGGGTTATTGCGTTATCGGTAATACCACCAAAATTGGCAGCTTTGATTTCTCCACGACCAGCACATTCCCACAACAATCTTGGGGTTGCGCCATCCCAGTTTAAAGTAACTTGAATACCGTCTTGAATATCAAAGTTAATACGTTTTACACGAACTGTGCTTGGAATTGTTCCTTGTGCATCAATTTGACTTAATGTACTTGGGTCAACAACTACATAGTTAGTAATATCACCAGCATTTACCCAACCTGCAATTTTTAATGTTGCATTGCGGTAACCATCATTTAAAATCTGAAACGGTAAAATCTGTGTTGCCATGATTAGTACCCGCCTTTAGGCTTCTTCGCTTTAGTTGATTGTGTAGGGTTTTTTACTTTGTCTTTAGTAGGCTTTTGAACTGGAGCTTTAACACCCATTCCAATAGACTGACCTTCACGTAATTTTTTGTTAGGCATAATTTTTTCCTTTAAGTTAGAGAAAAAACCCCCTAGAAACCTTTTGGGAAACTAGGGGGAATCGCTCACGTGCGAGTTAATTAAACTCCAGGAGTACCCCACAATGCACGTGGGTCGCCCCAACCGAAGGCATAACGCTCATACGATTTAGCTTTAGCATTCATCGTATCAAAGTCATTGTCTTGGTCGAAAGTGATAGCCTGACGCTCTTGGTGAATCATACCTGTGTTCATTGGAACGTTAGCACGGATAAAGAATGCCTTTGTGCTTGTCAAGTAATGGTTCATTTTAATGCCTTCAGGCAATGCGTTAGTAGCGTGTAATACGTTTACAGCGTTACTTGCAGTACCAGGAGGATTAGCACCTGTATTGTATGAGTATACAGATTTTAAGATGCGATTAGCTTCAAACCAGTTGCTTGGGTGAACGATGATAGAACGTGGCATCAAGTTGATACGTAGTCCACGGTCGTTCAATGCAAGCATTTGTTGAATAATCAAGTTCTCAATAGCTGCTTCAGACAAGTTAGCTGCAGTAGATAACAAGTTGCTGAATGTGCCACCAGATGTGTTAGGGTGAGAAGCGTTCAATAATGAAACACCGTCGCCACCAGCATAGCTGTTTGAGACAGCGTTGTTGTATACGTTAGCAGCAACGTTCTCTTTGGTTTGACGCATAGAGAAAGCGTTAGCAGCAGCACGACGCTT